ATACTGAGCGTTCCACTGAAACACAGGCATCGACGCTTTTGTACGCTCCAACGCCTTCATGTCAAAAAATTCAGGCCAAAGCGGTTTATGTACTACTTTACCGCTCTTTTTACTTTCAATTTCTAGTATAGCGGGAAATTCTACCACTTCATACTGGTCTGACAGGTCATTATTGACCATATCACGTGTTACACGACCCGTCAGATCATCCATATGCCATCGTGTCTGAATAATTGCGACCCGACCCCCCGGCATGAGACGAGTACGAGCACCGAATGTGAACCACTCGTAGGCTTTTTCAAATACCTCAAAGTTTCCGTTGATAACGTCTTGTTCCGAGTGGGGATCATCCACTAGAAGGAGGTCAGCACCGCGTCCAGCGAGCGCAGAACCAATACCACAGGCGTAATATTCACCCCCAGAGTTAGTATTCCACCGCCCAGCGGACTTACTGTCCTGCGCAAGACGCACGGTAGGGAATATAGCACGATATTCGTCCGACGATATGAGGTTTCTGACCTTTCTACCGAAGTCTACCGCCAAATCTGTGGTGTGTGACACCATCATAACCTTCTTATCGGGGTTACGACCAAGAAACCAAGCAGGAAAATAAATAGAAACAAGCTGAGATTTGCCATGACGGGGTGGTATGTTCACACAAATCCGGTCTTTGTCCCCTCTTTCGATACCCATGAGCATGGTTGCTAGGATTTTATGGTGTTTACCTACCAAATAATCAGGCTGCATCCGCTTACAAAACTCTATCAAGTCCATATATGCGGCTTTGTTCGCCTTGCGGTTGTTTAGCTCGTCAACCATACGGTCGATTTCTAGGATCTCCTCCTCAGAAAAAGCGTCTAGGTTGTCAAGAAGGTGGTCAACATCCACATCGTCGAATGTGACAGCCTTATTCATCATCAAATTCACTCATAATTGCATCAACATCTAGTGGACTATCGTCTAAAACGACTGCATCCTCTATATCTAGCGTTGGATTTGTCAATTTTGTCAGTTTCGCACGCAGCTTTTCCTTAATATCGTCGGTGGTCTGGTGCGTAATCGTCACTTCAGACTTCTCAGTAAACAAACCCACGTCTGATATTTTACCTAGAAGCTCCAACGCACGCATTCTGGTACGCGGATCAGGGCTATCAGACTCAATAATCAGCTTGTTCGTAACTAAATGTCGAAGCTGCATAGAAGATTCTACGACAGAGTGATTAAATTCTTTGATTATGGAGTTAGCTAACTTGATGGACGCAGGAGTAAGCGTAGCAGCACGTTTGTGTGTAACCTGTTTGGAGGTTCCGTCAGGGTCTTGCGCATAAGATGTTAGGAGCGTAGCGGCTACTTCTTCGTCTAACGCATCAGGTGTAGTGTCTACGCCGTGCTTCTCTAATTTGTTAACTGTATTGTCCAACGCCTCGACGCGTTCAGGAAGATCGACGCTTGTTATGCTGTCGTCCAAAGGTATGCCAAGCTCTGGTTCTAAATTCATCGCCATAGTGTGTTCGCAGGTGTTACCCGTATAACGCATTAGGATACACAATAAAAAATTTTTTACAAGGGGAGGTTGGGACTCCTATGGGGGGTACTTCGGAAAATCGAAAATTTTACAATTGTTCGTACAAATTAGTAGTGTGTAGTGTGTAGTGGAATCCTAAGCACATAGCCGGGGGTAGGGGGGTAGTACGGGTCAGGCGCTGGCGATTCGGGCATGTGCCCGAATGACATATCATGGTTATCCCTTGTATAACGTGTCAGTACATGTCATAGCTTGGTTATCGGGACAAGCGAGCCGCTATGGTTTCCGCCGATTAACTGAAAGGACATAACATGTCTACAAACTTCGATATTAAAGCTATCCGTAAAATTGGTGCTGACCTGATCAAAGTACACGGTCTAGGCGGTGAATTTAAATCCGACGATCTTGGAACGCTGGCAAGCGCACACTCCGGTGAAATGACATCTAGTCAGGCCTACGAATACCGCATTGCGGAATTGAGCGATAAGCCAGAGAATTGGTTTACGCCTAGTCAGGAAGGCAGCACCAATGACAAAACGTCATGGGAAACCAAACGCAAGATGGCAATGGTAATATGCCTGACACCTCACGAGGTGCATCGCATGGCAGAGACAAAAGGCACGACCGACGACGCGGAAAAACTGTTCCGCAAACAAATATCTGATAAGATCAGCGACAAGCTAAAGAATATCAGACGCGGTATGATTAACGCGGATCGCCGCCTTAATCCTGAGAAATACCAGCGGACTGTGACCAAACGTGACGCACAGGATCGCATCATGGAACACGTCACAGCTATCGCCAAAATACTATCTGAGATTGGCGAAGACGATAACAGCATCTGGGATATACCAGAGACTAACATCGCGCTGAAAACACTTGAGAAACAAGTGAAACGCAAATCATAACACACTACACCACACTGGGTCGCCTTTTGGCGGCCCATTTTTTTATGTCTAATGAAATGATAGTTTAGCTTCGGGCAGATGCCCGAATGAAATTTGATACCAGTTCCTGAGTTGCGTAGAGCCTCAGTGTAAATGTGAGTTACACTTTGATACCAGTTCCCGAGTTGCGCCGAGCCTTGGCAGTTTGTGATAGTTATTCGGGCAGATGCCCGATTGAAGAACACATGCTAACCTATTGAAAACAAAGGAATGTGAGAAATGGTGGCATAAAGTGAGAGTTTTTTTTCGCATAAGTGCTTGATTTTAAAGGAATATGAGAATCTGAGAGTTTTTTTAATGTATATAGATAGATTTTTTTAAGAGGGTAAGAGAGGGTCTGAGCGTATGTTTCACCCCAAAAAATCCTGACCTATACCCCTCTCATATTCTCATTTTCTCATATTCCTTTATTTTCAATGACTTACACACCACCACATTCTCATATTTACTTAGATTTCACCATATGACACTTTGTGATACTTTGTACGATTTCTTGACATAAGGCGTTACATGTGATATACATAAGATAGGTACTAACACTACCTAACACCACATATTACTGTTAACCATTCGGGCACATGCCCGATCCAACACGGAGAATATCATGCCTAAAAAAGCTTCCTGTTACTCATGTGGTAACGATTACAACTATCGCCGCAAGATGCTCGGCTACAACTATTGCCTCGACTGTGGTGATGTACGCGCAGAGCGCCAACGTGACACGTGGTGTATCGTCCCAATGCCCAAACAGGCATACACGCTCGTAACCCGCAAGGCTGACTTGCTGCACCTCAACCAGAAAACACGTTAACCCATTCGGGCATCTGCCCGATTAACAATCAGACGAAAGGAGAACCAAATGTCTGTACCATCTCTATCATCCTCTGCCATGCTCGTTCAGTTTGGCGTAACCATCCCGACATTCCGCAGGGGTGACCGCATTGCCACTGAGGAAGTGGCTGCTAACAACGGCGCTGATAAACGGCGCTTCAACCTGACCAAATCATTGATCGACTGTGCCGAGTTCAAACAGCTCAAGACACATGTCGGTGATGTGCGTAACAACACGTACTACGCCAAGACCCAACCTTGGTATGACAAAGGTGCGCGGTTGCTAACGACTGCAAACTACTTCGACTTCCATGAGAGAATGACCTACGCCATCGACCAAGGTAAAGACCTGTGGGACATATTCTTGAATGTGTACGAGTACCAACGTGACGTAGTTGCACGTAGGGAGTTAGGTGATCTGTGGGACTTGGAGCAGTATCCGACCATGACCGAGTTACAGACCCAAGGGTTCAACATGTGGCTCGAATACTCCAACGTACCAGAAGCAGGTGACGTGCGCGTGGATCTGCCCAATGAAGCGGTCAACCTCATAAAGTCTCAGATGCAAGACGCACATGACGCACGGGTTCAGGGCGCGATGAATGATCTGTGGCATCAGTTACACGATCAGTTGCAGCGGTTCATCAAGAACCTGTCAGTGGATGAAACAACAGGCAAGAAAGGTAAAATCAGCGACGGGATCTTTGACCGTCTTATGGATCTGGTTGACATGTTACACACATGCAACATCACAGGTGACCCGCAGATGGATGCGATGCGGCGTAAACTGTCGGCAACGCTGGATACTGTGTCAACAGATGCTATCCGCAACAGTCCGACACTGCGTGACAATACACGTAACAAACTAACCGAGGCACTGAACAGCCTCCCATCTTTAGACATATAATCGGGCAGATGCCCGAAAGGAGAATGACATGAATAACGCAAGACAAATGTACGCACTCGACATCTACGATACAGCCGAATTGATCAGCATGATCGGCTCAGACCAGACCGTGATTGCTGTCGGTGACATGGGCAGCGGCAAGTCCGCAATGCTCAAGATGGTGACTGACTTGTTACCTACACACAAAGGCTATTACTTCGACTGTACCACCAAGGTCGATGCAGGTGACATGGCACTGCCCAAGTTCAGCGAGGTTGATGGCAATGACTTCTTCAACCACGTAACTACTCAGGAGTTGGGTTTCCATGAGGAAGGGCCAATCGTGTTGATGCTCGACGAGATTGGTAAGAACCGCTCAATTATCAATGCGCTCAACCGCATCATGTACGAGAAAAAGTTCGGCCCATACACGCTACACCCTGACAGCATTGTGTTTGCTACCACTAACAAAGCAGGTGAGGGACTGGGTGACATCTTGCAGCCGCACCAGCGTAACCGTGTGACCATCGTCAACATGAAGAAACTGGAAGCACTGAAGTGGATCGAATGGGGTCTGGACAATGACATTGATCCTGTCCTGTTGGGTTGGGTCAAAGACAATCCGCAAGTGGCTCAAACATTTGACGAGGTTGGTGATCCGCAAGAAAACATGATGATATTTCATCCCAAAGATCCGTCACGCCAATCGTTCTGGACATGGCGCTCTGGTGAAGCCGCGTCGAAGATACTCAAACAGCGAGCGAACATGAGCAATCACATGCTGACTGCCGCATTGATAGGTACTATCGGCGAACAAGCCGCGCTCCAGCTAATGTCTTTTGTGTCTATGGCTAACGAGTTACCTACATTGGAGAGTATCAAACGTGATCCTGCCAATGCGCCTGTGCCTACCTCTGCTGCTGCTAAGTGTATGGTTGTGTATCGCACGTTAAGTACATTGGAGCGTGATTGGGTTGACGCATGGATGACATACATGGAGCGGCTCGACAAAGAGGCGCAAGGTTTGTTTGCCAATGGGGTGCGCTCAAAACAGTACAGCAAACAGCCTATCGTGTTCCAGAACACCAAGTTCACCAACTGGGCCAAAGACAATGGCTACATGTTCCAAGCGGATAAGAAGTAATGGCTGACTGGTTCCTGATAAAAGAAAGCAACGGCCTTGAGTTCTTTGAGCCATTCGAGAACAGGGCTAAAGCGATAGAAAGCGCAGCAAAGTGGGATGCCGAAGTAATTCGGCAAGCCACAATCGTAGAAACAGAGGCATTGGATAACGGTGATGCCGAATGGATAAAGGAGAACAACTAATGTTTGTGACTAACATGACAGTAGAAGAACGTCTGTCGAGAGCGGTGGTTGCGTGGATGCAGCGTGAGCCATCACTGTCGGGCGTGCTGATGGTGGGTAATAGGTCTGTGTCTAACGAGATACCCACAGCGGCAACCAATGGGCGCGACGAGTGGTATAACCGCGAGTTCATGGATGCGTTGAATGATGCGATGGTTCGGTTCGTCGTGATACATGAGGTGTATCACAAGATGTATCGTCACCCGACTACGTGGGCGCACTTGGCTAAGATATGCAGACGCACAGCCAACA